ATGTTAGTAAAAGTTTACGGAAGTGCCGTTTTTGGAGTTGAAGCCACAACGATTACAGTTGAAATCGTAATTACTTACTTGTCGGCATTAAAAAAAACAATTTCTTTATTAGTCAGTAATTTATGGACTCGTTATTTTATTACTTTTTGGGTCATATGATGCTAGAGTTTTAAATTCAACTGTTTCTTTATTTATAGTGTGAAAAAATGTAAAGTTATTATCAGGTTTTAGAATCATTTCACTTTCCGTATTTTCGTCAATTTTAAATAAAATTGAGTGCGCTTTTATTGAATTGTCTGAATTTTTTATAACTCGCCCTGATTTTGGTTTAATTTTTTTATTGAAATTTATTTCAATAGGAAATTCTAATTTGATTAAGTCAATTTTTTTTAAATTCTTGTCTTCAAAATAAAAGGTAGTTGGAGGAATATTTATCCCTAACATTAGATTCATACTAGGATTTTGTTCAATTGTACGGATGTGAGTAACGTAATGTTTTAATGATTGCTCATTTATAAATTGAGAAGAAGCGTCGAAAGTTTTCTTCATCAATTCAGTAATGTGATATTTTATGCCAGTTGAATAATCTATAACCTCATTCTTGTAATCACGTCTTGATTCCTCAATATCAATTGATTCGTTACTTCCTAAGGTTATAAGATGTTCAAGATTTTTTTTGGTAATTTCAAGTTTAAAATGTGAAAAATTGGGGATTAAGTCATTTAAGTATTCAGTACTGACCTGCTCAGCTGTTAAAAGCTTAATTCCAAAGTTTTTTGCCTGTGTAATTGCACCACGTTGGTAACCAAATGCGCTAACAAATACCATCTTATTAATTTCTTTTACAGTAGAACACTTGGATTTAAAAGCTTCGATTTTCTCAATTGAAACCTTAGACGTATAGTCCTTACATTCAAATGCAATGCATATGTCGTAATCATTCACTTTGGACTTTACAATTACATCAAATTCCCTTTCAATTCCACTTTCGCAAATTAATGTATGATTTAGGAAAACTTGGTTATCTGGCGAGTTATTATAAACTTCCTCGATTAACTTAATTGTTTTTTCTAAAGGCTTGCCACTTTTTCTCTTTGCCATAAAAACTTTGATTTATCCCCTTTACTTAAAGGTATTTGAGATTATATTTTTCTATAAAAATAAGAATTTAATGAAACAATTTCATCGAGAAATTAAAGTAGTAACTCAAGACTTACAGTATAATGATTTACATGACCTTTTTGCAGAATTTAGAAGAACGAAATCTTTGCAGATAAGAGACCAAATTTTTAACGCTAACGTTAAGTTGGTCTTTTCAATTACCAGTAGATACAAAAACAATATTGATGATGTAGAGCAATACGGGTTTATTGGTTTGCTAAAGGCAATAGAAAATTTCAACCCCGAGCTAAATTATAAGTTTTCTACTTATGCGACCCGATGCATAACCAACGAAATTAATAATGGCTTAAATCGAGTTAGCAATGTTATACCAATCCCGCAACACATGTACCAAAAGGTTAAAGCGGGCGAACTCCAAGAAATCACCTTACACGACATCGAAAACTTTGATGTTGAAACCGAATTAGAAGAAAACGGAATCGATAAGCAACTTTTTTGGTTTATGATTAATAAACTAACCACTGACGACGAACTCGATTTGCTTCTAAAACGATACTGCTCAGATGATGAAATGCAGCTCAAAATGATTGCTCAATCAATTAACGAATCGAAACAATTTACACACAACAAGTTAAAAAGAATTATTAAGCGTCTGAAGAAAAATGTTTTTTTCAAAAATATGATTAAAGAAAGCTTCTAACATACAGTTGACCACTATAATACTTGTATGAGCAGTTATAAAAAATTTACAGATGAAGACAAAACAAACGCAGTAATTCGTATTTGCGACAGCATTGCGTTGGGTAATCCATTAACGCAGACACTTAATGAGTATGGTGTTGTTTCAGTTTCAACTTTTCAATATTGGTTAAAGAATAATCCCGAATACAAAATAATGTATCAGGATGCGCAAAAGCACAGAGAGCAATTTTTGTTTGATGAAATGATACGCATTGCTTACAGTGAAAGCCCGAAAGAAGTCAAGAAATATCGAAACGGTGTTTTACATGAGACAATCGTTAGAGATTCAGTAGAAGACAGGCGTATAAAAATAAACACTTTGAAATGGGTTTTATCGAAGATGAACCCTAACAAATATGGAGAAAAAGTAATTGTTGAAAATGATACAGCCAACCCGATAACGAGCATTCGATTTATTGACGTTGATGCAGCTGACAATTAAACCTCTTAAACATCAAAAAGAGTTTCTTTTATCAAAGTCAACACACACCGCCTTAATTGGTGGTTATGGTGCTGGAAAGTCGCACGCTGGTGTAATGAAAACAATCATTAAAAAGATTGAATACAGCGGTTTAAATGTTGCTTATTATCTTCCGACATATGCATTAATCAAAGACATCGCTTTACCAAAGTTTAGTGAACTATTAACCGAATTCGGTATTAAATTCAAAATCAATAAACACGATAACACGATTACAACAGATTACGGTAAAATCTTGTTGCGTAATATGTCCGACCCTAATAAAATTGTTGGCTATGAGGTGGCATATAGTATGATTGATGAAGCCGATACGTTGCCAAAGGGTAAGATGTCCGATATTTTTATTAGAATCTTGGGACGTAACAGGTTGAAACTTCCAAATAATGAAAGCAACGCAGTTGATACAGTTTCAACGCCCGAGGGTTTTGGTTGGTTATACGAGTTCTTTGTCAAAGAATACAACTCAAATAAGAAAGTTATTCGTGCAAAGACCTATGATAACCCCCATTTGCCAGCAAATTATATCGAAACGTTACGACAATCTTACAGTGAAGCATTATTTAACGCTTACATCAATGGTGAGTTTGTGAATTTAAATAGTTCAAGTGTTTACAAATCATTCAATCGTAAGGTAAACAAGAGCGTCGAAACAATTCAAGCGGGTGATACCCTTTATATCGGGCTGGATTTCAACGTTACCAAAATGAATGCGGTTGTACACGTCATCAGAAATGGTGTTTTGCACGCAGTTGATGAGATAACTAACGGTTTTAATACCCAAGATGTTTGCGATATTTTGAAAGAACGTTTTACAGGTTACAAGGTCTTTGTTATTCCTGACGCTTCGGGTTCAGCAAGAGCCAGTAACGGGGCATCAAACTTTGATATTATTAAATCAAATGGTTTTGTAATCGATGCGCCTCGTAAAAATCCATCAATTAGCGATAGAGTCAATAGTGTGAACCTCGCATTTGAAAATGGCAATTATTATGTAAACGACATCAGATGTCCAAATTATACCGAAGCATTGGAAAATCAAATTTACAAAAACGGTGTTCCTGATAAATCGGGTGGTTATGACCACATCACCGAGGCGGGCGGTTACGCTTGTTTTAAAAAGCTTTACGGTATGAAATCACAGGTGCTTTAAACTTTACATTAAGATTTATAACGAGAAATTTAAAATAAAAACTATGTCAAAAAATAAAGGTTGTACGGGATGCAGTCAAACACCAAGCAACGGTAACGCAAATGTAATCCTGATGCTAAAAAATTTGTTCCCATTATTAAAACAGGATTACAGGGAATTGAAAGAAAATGAAATCGAGAAAGAAGAGGTTTTTAAAGAACTTTTTCCAGACAAAAATAAAATCGATTTGGGATTACTTAAAGCGGTACATGAATACCAAAAGTTAAAAAGAGCGTTGAAATAATGAGAGTAACTGACAGAATTTATAAAACCAAAAATGATATTCCTTACTTGGCATTGGTCAAGTTTGGCGAAGAAATCAAAGGAAACGAAACAGATATTGAACTAGTTACTGCTAAGATTAAAGAACACTTTAAAACAAGTGATTTAAACGCATTTAATAAGGCAATGCAAACCGAACCAAAGAAAGTACAGTTTCGCTATAAATATGATGGTGATTTAAGCGTAATCGATAAGTTCATCGATGTTGATACGTTCCAGCGTGAAAATGATTTTGAAGCGCTTTTGCAAATCCTGCTTAAGCCGAAATACAAATTAATTCCCGTTGATGTTCACAAAGTGAGTCTTGCAGAAGTTGAAGAGATTACAAAGTCTTTCTTGTAAGCTTATTGAACTATAAAGAGCGTTACCCGTACATTTTCAACCCGCCAGTTTTCTATCAGCCTCATCAAGAGGAAACGCAAGGAATGTATGAGCGTAAGGCGTTTAATGAGCATTACGGTGGTTATATGGAAATGTTTTATTTACTCACCGCTGGTGATTTTACCAAGATACCCGAGGTTGAAAAATGGAACACCGACCGTTTTTTATTTCAATCCGAATACCTTTTACGTAAGCGATTGGTAGAAAACATAAAATAGTAATAACCCTAAAAAATAAATGAATGAAATTTATCAAATTAATGACTGGCTTATTAAGGAGTTCCAAAAGAACGTACTTGTAAACACGATTTCTACACTTCCAACACTTCAAATAGATACCCAAATAGCCAATATTTACACGCTGGTAAACTTGGATTTGTTGAACACCGATATAACAGCCAGCCAAATCTTAGCCAATTATCGCATTACTATTGTTCAGCAACGTGATACACGTACAGAAATAACCGATAATAAACTACTTACCAATTCCAATTACATTGACAACGTAAGTGAAACACATTCAATCGCACACAAACTCTTAAATAAACTGCTAAGAGGTCACAACGATTTAAACATTGAAATTGCTTCGCAATCAACGCTAAGACAATTAAAAAACTGGTCACGCAATTCGTTAGATGGTGTACAATTCGAATTAGAGCTTGCAATCCCTAACGCTGGAACGATATGTTAACAGATGCAGAGATAAGAGCGATAGCACAGCAGATTGTTGACGAATCAAAACGAACGGCTCATGTTGACCAAGGTACACTAAAACGCTCTATTAGCTACACCGTTACCAACGGGAAGTACATTTTTCGACAGATGTACTACGGTTTTTACGGTGAGGAAAACCCAAGCGGTATTAATTCGCAACTAGAAACGAATGCCCGCAGACTAATGCCGAAAGGGGTCGAATATCAAGTTATTGGCACAGACTTCAACGGCAAAACCAAAGAAATAACGGTTTTAAAAAGCGGTCGAGCGTTGGAAAAATCGCCAACACCAGCGGCCAGCAATAAACAGACAACTTCAAACTTAAGAAAGTTGCTGAATACATTAAAAACAAGGCGCAAAAAAGATGGCGATTCAAAGAACTAGACGAACCAAAGAACAGATTCAAGCCGATGAGATTATCAAAGAAGAGCTTTTAAAGTTGGGTGAAATAATCTATGAAGAAGCAAAACAAAATTCTAGGGTAGCTCAAGACACTTACTACAAGACAGACCGAGTGCGCCCAGCTGGAAGCCTTAACAAAGCAGGTGGAACGCTTAGAGATTCGATAAACTACAGGGTTGAGGGAGATACAACGCTAATGCTTGGACAAGTTTATTACGGAGCATACCAAAAGCCAAACGAGTTATTAATGTCAGTTGACAGGCACACGCCCGAAGCGACCAAGACCATTATAACCAACATAACGCAAATACTTTTACAACCTTTTACAAGTAATGCCTAATTTAACCAATGACTTAAAAACAATAATCGATACACCTGACAAAATCCAATTTTGCAATAGTCCAATTCACATTAGACAAACGGCTCTTAACGTTGGCAATCAGATAAAAAAAGTAACGCATTATCTTTGGATTTGGAACACCGACCAAAGCAAAACGCTTGGTGATGCTAACCAAATTATTGCAAAAGAAATTGTAAGCCGTACAGACGATTACATTACGGTTAACATTGCCGATTTAATCAAAGCTTGGCTTGTTAGTCCTGAGAATGCAAGAAACACAAACCAACCGCAATTTGCTTGGAATCCCTACGCATTGCCAGCCCAAACAGGGCAAGGCGTATTTTATCAGCTTATAAGTGAAGTTTTAGAAGAAGAACCAACAACGAGCGCAATTGTAGCAAGTACGGTTGTTAGTCCGACATATTTTGCAACGCTCGGCTATCGTTGGAATTACGAACAAAACACAGGTTCAAATAATGGATTGAACCCGAATAAATCCGATATTTTCAAATCAACGCCTTACCGATATTTCAACCAGTCAATTGACAATTATTTTGAAAACACTTTTAATCTTGGTCAAAGTGTTGAAACCTGTACAAGCGGTAACATGATTTTGCAAAGCAAAATCACACCGCCAGCTAGACAAACATTTTGTGCGTTGGATAGTTATTTGATTGTCTTTATAGATAAGCGTGGATTATGGGATTACTTTACACCATTTGGTAAAACCATCATTTCGAATAAAGCCGAGACAAGCAACTCAAATCGAATGTTTAGAGACCCAAGCACAATTAACAACTCGCAAGTGCATTCGAGCCTTAGAGATGCGATAAACGTTTCTCAATCTTATACCATTAATACGGGTCACATCAACGAATCAGCGACCCAGTTAATCGAAGAGCTGGTTTACAGTCCAAAGGTTTATTTAATCCGTTTCAGCGGTGAGAAAGTGACCAGCACATTAACAGGTATAACGGTCGATAACACATTTATTACGATTGATAATACCAACATCACAGTTGACAATGATACGATTACGAGCGATAGTGTAGGCTATTTTTCGACATTCCAGCAAATACCCGTAATCATAACCAATCCCGAAGAACTCATAAACCTAACGAGGTTGAACAATAAAGTTAACATCGAATACACCATAAAATTTGATGAAACTAACAACAAAATATTAGATATAAAATAATGCAACAGGTAGTTACAGAAATTTATATAGCACCTTTCAGCGGTTCGACCGATTACGTAAAACTAGACCTCTTCAACAACGAATCAATCAATTTAAAATACACTCAAAAAGACCTAACCGATTTGAGTAAGGTTTTTGCGCCTTATTCACTATCGTTTACAATCCCAGCGACACCAAAGAACAGACAGGCACTTTTATTTTTTGGTGATACCGACGTACAGAAAGCTAATATTACTGGTTCGTTTCCCTGTAAGATTTATACGGATGGAAATTTAAACCTAACTGGAAACTTCACCGTTGAAGACGCTAGATATGATAACAACGGAATGACCAATATACAAGGTTCTTTTGAAACCGATTTTAAAAGTCTAAAAGAGCGAATTGGCGACGATTTAATTACAGATTTAGGCAGTGTTTTAACTGGTTCAACAAGCTTGCAATACTCACCAACGGTAGCAAAAAATAGCATCGAATCGAAACAGTTGCTTTTAAAGGAATTGGACACGACCAGCGTCGGAACAACCAGCAAGAACGATATTACAATTAATTACATAACACCACTTGCATCAACCAACAGAGTTTGGAGCTATGACACAACGAGCGACGTAATCGACAACATAGCATATAGTACAAGTTTTAGCGGTGTAACCAATCAGACGGCTATTTTAACCGAGGAACTTAGACCAGCAATAAATTATCGTGCTTTGGTTGAAATGATGTTTAAAAAGTATGATTTAAAGGTCAATTTACCGCTTAGAAATGACAAGCTATTTAATGAAATGTATGTTTGGGTTAACGGTTCAACCTCAGATGAAAAATTGAGCAATGACAACATTTTAAAATTCGGTTCGAGTTTCAATGCACCCTACCCGCAAACGTTCAGCGGAAATATTTTTGGCGTGCAATACCCGCTAGTGCCTGACGCATACGAGGGCGCAGTTGATTTTGAGGGAGCAATACCTAGAAAATATACCGCATCTTATTACACGAGAAACGATTACGATATAATTAAAGTCAATATTGGCGACAGGGCAAGCGGAACGATGCCAGGATTGCCAGCATTGCAAAGAACCAGCAAATCAATACGAATCAACGTTAGGCTTAAGAACTTGGTTTCACAAACTCCAAACGGGAAAATTACAATTTCGTTGCGTAAGCCAAGCGGCAACACATTGCCAGCGGATTGTGAGGAAATTTTAACATCGACTATCGATTTTAATACGCAGGAAAATAACGTTTTTATTGATGTGCCTGACACCGTTTTTGACAACTACACAGAAGATTTTTCTTTATACCCAACATTTGAGGCATATATTTTATTTAAAACTGACTTAGCAGTTTGGGAAGTTACGGACATTTTCACACAGTACATCTATTTTGCTCCTTATACGGGCGGTATGTTCGAGTTTTATGAGGTTGTAGCACAGCGTGCAATTAGTAGCGGAAACGAGAGAGAAAAATCGAGCGGAACACTTGACGTTATACAGTGTTTGCCAAAAATTAAGGTCGTTGATTTTTTCCAGTCATTTCTTAAGACTTTCAATTTGTCGATTTACAACCCAATTGTAAATACAAATGAATTGCAGATTCTGAACATTGAGGATATTAACGAGGTTGATAAGATTTACGGAAAAAAAGAGGTTGATTACACACCATTTGTGAACGCCAAAAGCTTTACCAAATCGGTGCAAGACAAATACACAAAATACAACTTTAAGCACGCAACGAGCAAGTATAAATCTAATGTTGATTACGTTGCGGGCAATACTGCTGGCTTGGAATACGGGCAAGTAACACAAGACAACGGAGCAGCAAAGAAAAGCGAATACAGTGTAATTACAAACTATACGATAATACCGCCCCGAGGTGTTGTAAATACAAACTTGGTCACGTATTACGGATTCAGTAACGAGTTGGAAGAACAGGAAAACCGATACAAACCGATTAACAACGAATTGGTTCTTTTTGTCAACAACGAACTTGCTTTTTTAAATGCTGGCGTACAGCTTGGGTATTTACTTACCGACACAACCGTTGTGCCATTAAACAGATACATGTTAATGTTGCCTTGGTTGGTTAATGCAAAGCAATCTTTAGGTTTCAGCGTATTGGTTGACGATGTAACAGGCGATTTAATAAATAAAGAAAAAACCAACTCTTTATATGAACGTTTTTACTCAGCACAAACAATTAGGTTGCTTAACGTAAATGTTTTGTCGCATAAGTTTGACTTGTTTTTGCCTAGTTCAGAAATCTATGTAAACCCAACGAGAACAAACGAACCGCCAACAGGGTTTAGACTTCAAAATGATATTATAATTGGTGAAACACGTTTTAGCGTGCTAGATGCGAATATCGATATAACAACAGGTAAGACAAAATTAACCTTGCTTAACTACGTAACACTTGACGATACAGACAAAGAAGTTATTCCAACTCCTAACCAATACAGCCCCGAGGGTTACGATTCAACACAATATCAAATACAATAACGAAAACAAAAATATTATGCTAAAAAATGGCTTTAACCATCGCACAATTAAAAGATTTAGTAAACGTAAACTTAGCGGACAATAGCAATATTGAACCAATAGAACATAGAGCCGTTGAACTGGCTTTAATCGACTACCTAGAAACATTACAACCAATTTCCAACAGTAACATACCACTTAATAAAGGTATGATTACAGCTAACAGCCTTTCAAGTGGTGGGGTTGAGGTGGGTATAAACCTTTCAACGACTTTAACGGATAAGCTTAGAACGATAGGCAATATTTCGAGCGTTAGCGTACAGGCTGGGGGCGACTTTTCAATATTTACGGTTACACTTCAAAATGCACACCCGAATAACAATTACGTTGTTAAGAGCTGGATTGAAATATGTCCTACAACATCGGTAACGTTGCCGAATACTTCAACTCTATCAAATGCGGTTTTTAAGGTTATTTCAAATAACCAGTTTCAAATCATAGTAAAAGAATATTCGAACCAAACGCAAGCCATAAGATTACACTTTGAAACAATGGGTTACTAATGGCAGAGCAAAACGAAAACATCGAGCAAAATATTAATTTACGCTTTGACACCAACGCAAATGAGATACAAAGAGAAGTAAACAACCTTGGTGACGCTATCGACGGAACGACCGAAAGCATAAGCGACAACACCAGCGAGACCGAACGCAACGCCAAGGCTCAAAAGGAACTTAAAGCGCAACTAGATGCGGCAATTAAAGAGCTTGCGAAAGCGGCCCAGTTGCACGGTGCAACCTCAAAGGAAGCTATTACAGCGGCAAAAGCTATTAGTGACCTGCAACAGCAGATAAACGCCACAACCAGCAGTACAAGAGACTTAAACGCAACTTTTGAAGAGGTTTATGGAGAATTGCAACCGCTTACAACACGTATGGGTGAAGCCGAAGACCGTCTTTACGAGCTGGCACTTGCTGGACAGGAAGCAAGCGAGGAATACCAAGGACTTTTACAGGTAGTTGGCGAGTACAGACGTACACAAATTCTAACAGATAGGGCAGTAGATGCGGCAGCGGCAACGTTTAAGGAGAAATTAGGAGCAGCCACACAGATTGCGGCCACTGGAATAAACTTTGCAGCTGGTGCAATCGGAGCATTTGCCAGCGAATCAGAAGACGCAACCAAAATCCTTGCAAAGATGCAAGCGGCGATGGCTTTTGCTGAGGGATTAAAAGGAGTTGCGGAACTTGGCGAACAATTCAAGATTTTAAGAATGGCAATTCTAGCCAGTGCAGCGGCAACAAACGTGGATACCGCAGCCGAAGAAAGAAACATTGTTCAAAAAGGTATTAGTGTTGTTGCAACTACAGCGGTTACAGCGGCCCAATGGTTATGGAATGCGGCAATGATGGCAAACCCAATTGGGTTGCTGGTTGCTGGTGTTGCTGTATTAACTGCTGGTATTTGGTTGCTGGTTTCAGCACTTGCAGCCAGTGAAGCAGCCGAGAAAAAACAGACCAAGACAGCTGAAGACAATCTTAAAGCACAGAAAAAGTTAACAGAAGCTAGAAAAGAGAGTTTCAAAGAGTTGGAACGACATAACAAGTTGCAAGAGGACTTAGCAAGTGCATCAGGAAAAAGCGCAAAAGAGGTTAATGCATTGGCAAATGCCCACATCAACGAAGCAAGCAGATTAAGCCAAAAAAACGCAATGATTGCTAGAACTAATTTTTTGCGTGAGCGTTCAATTCTTTTAGATTTAAAAGAAAAGGATGCAAGCGAGGCAGCTTTGAAAGCGCAAAAAGATGCAATGCTAAATGCTTACAACGAATTGCAGGACTACAACAAAAAAACGAACGATTTAAAAGACAAAAGAAAGGATTTAAATAACCAGTTTTTAGTTGATGAAACAAAGAAAGAAACTGATGCAAGAAAAAAGGCAAATGAAGACGCTTTAAAAGCGCAACAGGATGCCAATAAAAAGAGACTTGAAGAGCAGAAGAAAGCGGCAGAAGCAGAGCTTGCACTTAAAAAGAAAAATCTTGAGGACATAAACAATGCGGAAATAGCAGCGTTTAGAGCAAATCAAGATATGAATGCCAAGACAGCGCAGGAAAAACTAGACCTAGCCAAAGAACGTGACCTTTTAGAGATTGAAGCATTCAAACAAAAAGGTGTAGACACTGGCGATTTGGAAGCGTTGATAACTGAAAAGTACAACACGCTTCAATTAGAGTTAGACGCAGAAAACAAAGCTAACCAGTTGAAGCAAGACCAAGACTATTGGGCGGCCCAAGCTGATTTAGCCAAAGCAAATGCAGACAAAGAGAAAGAAATCGCAGACAGAAAACTAGCCCAAAAGAAAGCCGAACAAGATTCAATTAACGCTCTGGGTAATGCGGCCCTAACCGCAGGTAAATCTTTGTTTGAAAAGAATAAAGCAGTACAAAAGGGGATAATCGTTGCAGATGGTGCAGTAGCTTTGGGAAAAGTTGCTATTAATACGGTTGAAGCAGTTTCGAAAGATAACGCAGCCAGCCCGTTAACATTCGGTTTGCCTTGGTCAGCGGTTCACATCGCAACGGGTGCGCTTGGAGCGGCCAGCATTATTGCCAGCACTTCAAAAGCATTGCAAGCGGTGGGCGGTGGTTCGGCTGGTTCAGCACCAGCAATGCCCGACACACCAACGTCAAGCGGTGGAGGAACGAGAACACAAGCAACAGCAACACCACAGGTTGCTTTTCAAGCATCTAGTGAAAATCAAATTGCCAGTTCAATTGCTAAAAACGCACAAGACCAACCCCCAATACAGGCTTTTGTTGTTTCGAGTGCAGTTACAGACCAACAAGCATTAGACCGTAAGAAAGTTGAAGCAAATAGTTTTTAAAAAAGAAACCCCGCCATTATCATGGCAGGGTTTTTTTATACTTGTTTATTAAGCTTATTTTGTAATAAAAACGACTTTACTGATAACACGCCCGAAAGATGTTGAGGTAAAAACATAATTGCCGTTAACTTCTTTTACTTCAACATCAAGCGTTGTGGGTGTAGATGTTCCCTTTAATAAATAAGTTCCAATAAATACGCCATCCTTGTATGATAGGACATTAATGGTTTCTTGGGTATCCTCGCTAATAAAAATAGTTAGTGTTTTTTCAGGTTCATCATATTTTATAACTGATTTATTAGTCGGTTCGACCAAACTGCTACTTTCAACATATTGCCCTGCTTCATTTACTGCTTTAACATCTACAATTTTGTGACTAAAAGATTTATCATTGTTTTGCGATTCACTTTCGTCACTACTGCAAGCCGTTAGAGTTGAAACGGCAACAAATATCATAAGTAAAATTTTTCTCATTTGATTTAAGATTTAAGTTAAAGGTTTGATACAAATGTATTAAGATATGCAAATAACTAAATGCTTTAATTCAAAAAATTAATGCACTGCGTTTACTTTCAGTCTTTTTCAATCTATGATATAGTTATGAAAAAGTATGAATTGGTATTTAACAAAGACGAGCAGGGAGTTTTTAAAATTTCCTTAGTGAAAGACCCTGCTATCGAATCAACGTTAATGCACTTCAATGCTGAAAAACCTCAAATTCTCCACTTCACACAAGACGAAAAAAGAATCGTATTTGCACCTGCAATGATACCTAATAAATTAATTTTTAGAGGTGACGTAAATGGTGAGAACGCACAAGTATTCTACACTTCCGACACTATCGACCAACTACAAAAAAACTACTTCAAAAACGGTCACAATTCAGCAACAAACATCAATCACCAATCGGAAGACACTACTGGGGTTTATCCATTTGAAAGCTGGATTGTAGAAGACCCATCAAATGACAAAGCAAATGCAATGGGTTTCAATGTTCCTAAAGGCACTTGGATGATGGGGTATAAAATAGACAATGCCCAAGTTTGGGACGATGTTAAAAGCGGAAATCTTGACGGTTTGAGTATCGAAGCTAGGCTTGGATTCAAAGAGGTTAACAATAATGAAAATTACAAGAAGCAAACAATGAACAAAAAAAGCATCTTAAAAACAATCACTGATTTTTTTATGGCTAATGAGGACAAAAAAGAGTTCCAAGCAGGTGATAAAAAAGTATTTGCGATTGAATTAAAAGAGGGCGAAATCTTGACAGATGAAGCGGGCGAACCAATAGTAAACGCAACCATTGAAATCGATTCAAAGCTTTACAAAACTGACGATTTGGGAACAATCACCGCAATCGAAGAAAAAGCACCTGAAGAAACGCAAGACGCTGAAGAAATGGCAGACGAAACACCAGCTGATTCAGAAGCCGTAGCTGAAACAGAAGAGCCAGCAGAAACATCGCAAGATGACTTAAAAGCGGAAAATGAGCAGTTGAAAAAAGATTTAGCAACAGCCCAAGAGGAACTTTCAAAACTACAAGCTGAGAAAGTGAAAGCTGAAACCGAATTAACGGAAATGAAAGCCCAAACACCAGCAGCCGAAGCCATCAAAAACGTACCACCAGCAATTACAAAAACTTATGCTGAGATGAGCAATTACGAAAAGATGCAACATAACAAGCAAAAATAATTATTAACTAAAAAATGGCAATAAATTATGCAGGGGGAAAAAAGAACCCAGATTTAGAAGCAATTCAATCAGAATTATATGCAGATTCTAAAACATTAAGAGATAGAGTAATCGACATTCAAGAGGGCTTTAAATCAGGTGCGGACGTTTACGAAAGCAAAGTAAGCGTAACAATGAAAGCAGGTTCAACCGATGCTGTAACTGCTGACGGTTCAATCGGTTTAGGAGTTCAGAAAACAGGAGTAGCGTTAAAATCAATCGAGTACAGCGATGTAATCGATGATGCGGTTTTATTCGGTACAAGATTTGAAAAATCAATGGCAGCTGGGGCGTTTAACCAAGTATCAAGCGAGTTTGATAAAAAAGTATTGATTCAAGTTGCACCTGCAATTGGTGAGGACTTAGAAAACCACCTTTGGAACGGAGCAACTACAGCTACAAAAGCAGCTATTGCATCGGCTACAGGTTTATCAGCTTCTTTCAAAGCTACAGTTGCAGCAATGCCAACAAGCGAATTCGATTCAATCCCAGTTAGAGCATTATACAACGACTCAAATTCTAAAACAGTTGCTGGTGCAGGTGTTGCAGATACAGTAAAATTAACTGGTACTACAATCACAAGCGCAAACATTGCGGCAGAGTATTCAAAATTATACGCTGGTGCGCCTGACAAAGTAATCAACGCAACAAGTTCAGAGCCTAGAATTTTTGCACCATTGGCGCACCGCCAATTAATCAAAATCGCCAACAACTCAGTTGGTGCAGCTCAACAAATCAACTTCTTAGTTGAGGGTTCAGGAGCTAATGAAAAAATCTCTTACAACGGTGTAGCTATCGAGTTTCACCCGTTAATTAACATGACAATTTTAACGTTACCTGAGTACTTGAAAGTTCTTTTAGACCTAAGCGGTGACGCTTCTTATTTAGAAGTTGATAAAATGGCAAACGGTGCACAGAAACGTTACTTAAAAAATAAACAATCAATTGCAACGTGGGTAACTAACCAAAGATACATCACAATCCAAGGATAAAAATAATTTAAGGTAATCTTCCGCCATGTAAATGGCGGATTGATGCCTTTATAACGAAAGATAAAAACTATAAAATATAAATGGGTTGTACATCAATTTCAAAAAGCCGTAAATTATCTTGTATGTCTTCAATGGCAGGGGTTAAGGCGGTTGGGGTTGCACCTTTTGATAGTTTAAAGAGAATTAGCGTATCAGGTGCAGGTGTAACTTCACTGGCAAGTGTTTACAGCGGTTCAACTATTGCAAGGTTAGAACTTAAAAATACAACTGTTAACTATTTAGAGACAGCAACACAGGGCGGTGACAACCGCAGTACATCAGTTGTTGGTGATATTCCTTGCGTTTTCAATGTTGCAAAAGGTGAAGATTTAGAAACAGTAAAATTAATAAATGAACTTATCAAGGGTGAGGTTGTTTTGTTCATAGAAAAGAACGACGGTTCAATTGTTGCGGCTGGTTCTCAGTTCGGAGCAATGGCAATTACAGTTACCGATACTACAGGTGGGGCGATATCAGATTTAAACGGGTTTACGGTAACATTCCACACCGAAGAAGCCGACCTATCAAGAAACTATGTGTTGAATTCAACCGCTTTAGTTGACTATGCGGCAGCAATTAAACCTTACGTGTAAATAATAAGTTAAACTAAAAATTAAGGCAGGCAGTTAATGCCTGCTTTTTTTATTTAAAACATCTACCAATGAAAGTAATCAAATTAAATCAGGTTGAGCAGTTTAGTTGCGTGCCTAGAGAATACCCAAATCTATCAGATGAATTAAGCGTAAAGCTAAAAAATGAAATGACTAATGTAATGATAGATTTAGGGTTTACTTATGAGCTTTCAGGTTCATATTTAACTATAATAATAAATGACGTACCCGCTGACTTTGAAAGCGCCAACAAGTACGAAGTTACTGTAAGTAACATAACGAATAACAACAGCTTGGTTTACTTAGGTAAGCTTTTGATTGTTGACGAAAATACGGACGTTCAAAATTATGTCTATAAAACCCAATCAAACAGCCGTTACGAATTCTAATTACGCTTTCGAATCAAATGTTTTAATGTCGGCATTTCAGCCAATTGATATAAAACCATCTTACGGGCGTAAATGGGTTACTAACGGGGTTAATAATTCTAATTATAAAATCTATATCGATGCGTATGATGACAGCCCAACCAACGCCAGCATTATAAATGCTTTCGTAAACTACATCTACGGTTGCGGTCTTTATGACATAAACGGGCAGAATTTAAAAAAATACATAAGTGACGAAGATGTTTTGCTATTGTGCCAAGATTACAAGCTATTTGGCGGTTATGCAATTCAAATTATTTGGTCGGTAGCGAAGAAACCTTTAAGAATAGAACGAATTGACATTGCAAAACTTGCCGTAAATCTTGATGAAAAGAATAACACAAACGGGTACTGGTACAGCTGGGACTGGACAGCACAATACAAATACAGACCTCAATTTATTCCAGCTTATACAGGAGTTTACAAAGGCAACGATTTAGAAATTTTGGTTTGCAAAAGACCATCAAGAGAGCCGTTTTTCCCGTTACCTGACTACTTGGCGGGTATTCCTTGGGCTAATGTTGAAGGTCAACTTGCCAATGCAGCCAAGAGCCACTTTTTAAACGCTATGACCGTTCTAACAGTGGTTAACTATAACAACGGGCGTATTCAAGAAAAAGAAGTTGCCGAGAAACAAGCGCAAGATGTCAGAAATAAGATTACAGGAACACAGAACCAAAGTGCTGTACTTGTATCTTTTAATGAGGGAGTCGAAGAAGCAACAACAGTTGACCAACTTTCACCACCTGAGCTAAACCAGCAAAACGTTTTTTATTCTGAGGAAGCTGAAAGGAAAATTATTGTGGCTCATTCAGCTATGCCTATCCTATTCCAAAGTTCAAATGCTGGCAACGGTTTCAGTTCAAACGCTGACGAAATTGCAACGGCTACACGCGGTTTGTTTAGAAGACATATTAACCCAATGCGTGAGGTGATAATCAACGGATTGAACAAGGTTTTTAATGTAATCGATTCAACAATCGAATTGGATTTTGAGGATTTCAAAGAAGAAACAAAGCTAGAAAACACCAACAATTCTACAAGGTCTCAGGACTTGGAAAATATCAATCTGATTGATAAACCTGAAAACAATAACGAAGAGCCTAAAATCATTGAATAATGGGAAAAATTAAAGTTTTAATCAAACCAACGGTAATCAGTGAAACGGTGGGATTTGGTGGAAACATTGATGTTGACCAATTAGCACCTAGCATAATCATAGCTCAAACCACATACTTAAAGAGAATCTTAGGAATTGATTTGTACGATAAAATTTCGGCAGATTATAGTGCTGGAACGTTAACGGGAATTTATGAGACAATTTACACTGATTACGTAATCGATATGCTCGCCTTTTTCAGTTGCAGTGTTTATTTATCCATCAATACAAGCAAGACGACCAACGCAGGAACTTACAAAGTTGGTGCGGAGGGTTCGACAAATACACCTCTTAACGAACTAACGATTTTAGGTAAAACCTACGAATCAATAGGTATAAGCTACGAGCAGAATTTTTACGAATACATGAGTAAAAATGCAATTCCTGAGTACGGGAAAAATAACGACAAGAATAATACAACCAACCTCGTAGGTTGGTACTAATTATATGGCTCAAAAGCATATTAATACATCTACACCCAACGACAATTTGGGTGACACTTTACGTGATGCAAACATAAAATGTGAGGACAATTTTACTGAGCTATACGCAAATAAAGTTGATAAAATCAGCGGTAAAGGACTTAGTACAAACGATTACACGACAGCGGACAAAGCAAAGCTTGAGGGTATTCCAGCAGATGCCGAAAAAAACGTGCAAGCGGATTTTTTAGTTAACGACCCCGACAGTGACGCATACATTAAAAACAAACCGAATCTTATAACCTCGGTAAACTGGGGCGACATTCAGGGTGATATTGCTAACCAATACGATTTACAAAATGCTTTAGACCAAAAGCCAAGTTTTGCTTATGTTGATGGTAAAATATCTCAAACTGTTTTGAGCGGTATTACTGATTTCGCACCATCAGAAGATGCAGTTTTCAACGGCTTGGTTCTTAAACAAAATATTTCAGAAAAAAACCTTGCCAATGGTTATGCTGGTTTAGATGCTGGTGGTAAAATCCTTACTTCACAGCTACCTAATTCCGTTATGGAATACAAAGGTGTTTATAATGCGGCAACTAATACACCAATTCTTGTAAACGGAACTGGTAACACTGGTGATGTATATCGTGTTACAGTTAGCGGTACGGGTGTAAACAGCTTAAATTTTGTTGTTGGTGATTATGTAGTTTACAACGGTACGACTTGGGAGAAACAGCACTCAGGAAGTGATAACGTTGTAAGCGTGTTTGGTCGTGCGGGTGTAATAACTGCACAAACTGGGGACTATACAACAGCCCAAGTTACTGAAACAACTAACAGGAATTTTCAAACTGACAGCCAAAAGCTTTATAACGATGCTACGAGTTCAATTCAAACTCAAATAAACAGCAAAGAATTTGTAATAAGTACAGGCTTAAATTCTCAGTATTGGCGTGGTGATAAATCTTGGCAGACGCTAGACAAAACAGCCGTAGGATTGGGTAATGTTGACAATACAGCCGATTCCACAAAAAATGTTTTATCAGCAACCAAATTAACAACAGCAAGAACAATCAACGGTGTTGCTTTTGATGGTACAGCCAATATAATAATCAACGCAACCGATTCAGTACCAAGACTTGCTTTATCAGGTGGAACGCTTACAGGTGGTTTAACTGGAACAACAGGAACTTTTACTGGTGTCTTGACCGCACCAACAGCACCAGCAGGTACAAACACGACACAAGTTGCAACAACTGCTTATGTGCAAGCAAATTCAGTCGGGGGGACTGGAACAACAAACTACATTTCAAAATTCGTCGGTGCTGGTGTACTTGGAAATGCAAATATATATGACAACGGAAACGTTGGTATTGGTACAGTTTCACCAGTTGGTAAATTAAATATTGCAGTTGGTGACACTAATACGTTTAGCCCTGTAACGCAAGGCGACGGTACGCTATCAATTGGTAACGCGGCAAGTGGAGCGTTTACACCTCTTATTGCTGGTAAATCTAGTAATGGAGTTGGTTTGTATTTGGCTGGATTGACTACCGATGCAAATGCAAATCCTGATATTGCTTTCAATGTTAGAACTACTGCAAATTCGGATTTTTCATTATCAGCCCAAACTAGTCCAGCTTACAGATTTTCAAGATTTGGTACTATTTTAATGGATATAAACCGTAACGGTAATACAAACATTGGGAATTTAACAGCATCAGATGCAAAATTAAACGTTGCTGCATCAAAAACGGGTACATATACAGCGTCCTTAGCTTCACCAAATTTAGATTATTTAAGAGTTTCAAACGTTCATAATGCGGGCGGTGCTGACCAGTTCGCAACAATAATGCTTCAGGCAACTGGAAACAACGGAGCTAATAACGCCTATGCTGGTATTTCTGTTGTTCAGCCAACAGCGGGATATAGTGCCAGCGATATATCGTTAACAACTAGACAAGCGGGCGGTGCAATGACAGAAGTTTTTCGAGCCAACTCAACAGGCAATGCTTGGATTAATAGTGATGCATCTTACGGTACATCAAAATTAAATCTTAGTTCAACGGGAGGTGTTAGATTACTTGAAGTTAATCGAGAAGATGGAACAGTAACCAGCGGTATTACAGGTGGTGCTGGTATGTGTCTTTCAACTGTTCCGTTTGCGAATGGAGTTGGGGGTGTTTTCGGTAATAACGTGCTTGGTTATATGCGCAATCCATTGGAATCAATTGGTATTCGTGGTGCGGTTGTTCCATTATCAGATACTGGAACAGAGCCAATCATAAAAATTGAAGCGAATAGCTCAACTACAAATGCTTTCTCAGGTATTAAGTTTGTTGATACTCGACCAGTTTTAGGAGTTTATAATTATACTTCTTCATTGTTTAGAGTAATGGCAACGGGTGCGGTCGGAATGGGTGCAGGTTTACAATCACCAAATTACAATTTGCACGTACACGCAAACGCGACATCTAACTATATGCAGTTTACATCAACCAATACTGGTACTGCAAATACAGACGGTTTAGTCCTTGGTGTGGCTACAAACAGTGAGGTGCAATTTATCAATAGAGAAAATACGCCTATTACGTTTCATACTAACAATACTGAAAAAGTTAGAATTGCAGCAGATGGTAAATTTCTAGTAAACAGAACTGGTGATGACGGAACAGGAGCTGTATTACAATCTAACGGCAGTATTTCTACAAGCGGTAATATGTTTGTTACTGGTAATATAGCTGCTACATCTTATAGCGGAGGCGCAACTCTTACTGGTGCGCCAACTGCACCAACAGCAACGGTAGGGGCTAATACAACCCAGATTGCAACAACTGCTTTTGTTCAGTCGTCTTTAAATTCTAAAGCATCCCTTGCAGGTAGCAATACATTTACAGGTACAAATAACTTTTCGGGCGGTATCGTAGTTGTTGCTGACCCTGTAAGTGCGTATCACGCAGTACCTAAAAATTATGTTGATTCTAATTTTCAACCCAAATTAGGTTACAAGGTTTATACAGCTACTTTAAACCAATCAGGAACAGCGGCACCAGTACCAACAATAATGGATAATTCGATTGGTTCAATTGTTTGGACACGCACGGGGGTCGGAACATACAGAGGTACGCTTTCGGCTGCTTTTACAACTGGAAAAACGACGGTTTTCTTAAATCCAGCATTCGGTACAGGTAACGTAAATGCGGCACAATGGATAACAACAAGTACAATTGATGTTAAAACACTTAACGGATTATCACCAACTGACGGAATACTAAGTACAGATATTGAAATCCGAGTTTACAACTAATAAAAATCAAATTTAACTAGGGTGAGCGTTTACGTTTGCCCTTATTAAATCTATAATAACCATAAACGAAATCAAATGAATATAGAACAACTGGCATTAACGGTTATTTCATTGCTTATCTCAATAATTGGATATTTTTTAAAACAATTGTTTGAGAAAATCCAGAAACATGATACAATGATTAATCAACATGCAACATCAATTAAAGTAATTGAAACAGAACATACCAATCTCAATAATAAGATTGATGATTTGTTTACGGCAATAAAAGAATTAAGCCAAGAAATTAAACAGCTTTCAAAAGAGCTGAGCAAAAAAAAAGATATTGAAAGATAATGATATTCCTAAACTTCATAAAGAAACTAGTTGAGTACAATTCTAATCCATCATCAAAACGTTTTATTGGTTTGGTGGCTGGATTGAGTTTGTGTGTTTATATGTTCGTTTTTCCAAGTGAAGGAGCGAACAACAGCGTGCTTATACTTGCTTTGGGTGCTTTAGGCATCAATGCAGCTGAAAAACTAATAAATATCAAAAAAAAGTAAAATAAGAAAGTCCAACATAAGTGTTGGACTTTTGTATTATAAATTAGCTCCTAACATTTCTCTAATTTCTTTTTTAATAGTTACACTGATAGGGTGAATGTCGTCTAATACTCTTTTATAGGCAGTGACAGCTTTTTTTCTTATCTCTTCATTAACTATTCCAGCGTGCTTCAATACGATGTTAGTGTCATAGTCAATGAATATTTGAAAACTTTTTTCTAAGAAATCAGCTAGAATGGATTCTAGATTTTCACTATAAAAGATTAAATTATCATCGACGTATCTTACAAACTCTTCGTGTGAATTTCGGAAAATTTCATTTAGCCTATCTAGATTCTTTTCTGCCGTAGTATTGCGTGGAATAACTTTAATTTCACTGACAAAAAGAGCCAAATCGTTTCTGCTTTTATTGACTAATCTATATGTGTTTTTCAATACGTTAAAGCGTTCCTCGTGTAATTTTGTGAACTTGAAATTTTCCTTTGCTTTTAGAGAATCCAATTCGCTTTGAAATTTTGCGATTTCTAGAGTATGTTCTTTTTTGACGCTTTCAAGTTTCTTGTCAAAAGTGCTTTGAATTCTTCCTTCAGTAATTTTTGTTATTAGTCCTGCAACCAAAGTCGCAATTATCGAAGAGCTGAGAATAGTAGTTAATACGTTTTCCATACAGCAAATTTTTTAACAAATATAGTTAATCAGTTCAAGTTAAATTATTATCAAAGCAATAAGACCGAAGAAAACCAAAGCGACTAATGCTTTAAGAGTTGCCATTTCAATTTTTGATTCTTTTTCCATCTCTTTGAAATGGTTCTGTATTTCTATTCTAATATCTAAATATTGTTCCTCAAGAGATTTTTTCATTTTTATTGATTTTTAGAAATATAAAGTAAATAGCAAAATTTTTAAAATCGTTACGGTTTTACGTAAGCTTAAAAAGAATCATTAAAAAATGGAAGTGTTATTTTAATTGTTTTTCTTTGGAGAAGCTAAATTTTAATCTACTTATGAAAATAAAAGGACTTACAGTAATCTTTGTTTTAACGTTTATAATTACATTTTGGATAAATTTTATTGATTTTAAATTTAACACTTTTGGGATATTTACAAACAAAGCAGTTAAGGCAGAAACAATAATTGACAATCTTTGTTTGTCATATATCGCTGGTTATATTTTTTATTTTCTTAATGTTTATCTCGTTGAAAGAGAAGAAAAGAAATCAATTTTACCATACATCTCATTTAAAACTAATTTAATTATTGCAAATAATTATCATATTATTAGAGTTCTTAAGCAAGATATACATTTAAGAAATTACTATCCATCTAGTGAAGAATTTGAAGAACTTCTTAAATACGATAATTTGAAAGTACTTAAAATTTATAATTATGAAAAGAATTCGTTGTTATCATTCTTTCAAATTAGACGTACGGCTACTGTTAAAACAATTAACAGGATATTAAATTCAGGCAAATATGTTGATGACGAATTAAAAGCTATATTATTCAGTTTAAAAGAATCTTTATATTTAAAAAAAGATTATGCCTTTAATGAGGAATCATTTGATATTAAAAAGTTTCAAACTTATCGCTTAGTGTTTTTTAATTATTTCCAAGACATACAGAAATTAGAAAATTATTTCCAGAAAAATTTTCAAAAGTATTATGTGTTAAATTATCCTAAAGATTTTAGAAAAAAACTTTTGAAAATGCGAAACCGTACGTCATAAATTAAACTAGTTTAAGTTTACTTACCTCTTTTAAATTTTTTTTGCGGTCTTCAATCCCATTCAATCCCCCGTTTATCTTCTTGGTAACTCGTTTAATGCTTAAATCAGTATCGTTATCAATTACTGAATTAATTTTATTGGTTTGCCAGTACCATAATGCGCTGACTATTGCATTAACTTCGGTAAGCAATAAATCGGGGTCGGTAACTAGATTTTCATTGCTTAAATGCTTTGCTAATGTTTCATAGTTTGCCCTTCCCGTAATTTGTATGAAAGAGCGGCCCCTAAATTTCCAGCCATCTCCCGATTTTTCATCGCCATTACCCATTCTTGACGCATAAACATAATTGGCTATCATCTCGCTATTGCGTTCATATTTCTTTGCGGTTTCCAAATCTTTGAAGTATTTAGGAAATATCTTTAAAAGTCTTTCGGCTGAGTAGTTTAGATTTTCTGCACGTGGAACTAATTTGCTTTCATGCCAAAGCTGGCTAAAAAAATGCTGACGTTGTAGGTTGGTTGTTAAACCGTATCGATTAATTACGGTGTTGTATTTTTTATTTAATTGTTCAATTAATTCATTCATTTAAAATTTAGGGTTAATGGTATCGTTATTGTGCAAGTATCTTGCTTGCGTATCTCTTTCATAAGATGTTGCGGTATTGGAATTGCTAGGTAGCTCTAGGGTTTTAAATTCATTATCTAAATTTGTAATGTCCCAAATACGTGGCTGGTCGGGTTTATCAGGATAAAAATTGATGTAGTGAATGAAGATGTTTTTGTCAGGGTGCTTTAATTGGGTCTCTTTCTTTAAATCTTGTAAGACTTTGTATTTGCTTTGTTCCAGTAGCCAATTATCAAATGCATTTGAATTGTACCCTTTTCTATACTTAATCTCTCCAATTACAAAATCTTTGGTAGTACCTGTAGTGTAAGCTACATCGTAACTAGAGTATAAATCTTTTGAAAATTTTTTAATGTCCCAATCAGGTTGCTGGGTCGATGTGTAGTTTATAAATTGGATGCGCCCAATTTGTTCGTTCATTTCTGTTATTTCTTGCTTTGTCATATTTATTCTGTTTTAGATAAATATATACTGAAAGTAAAAAAGCTAAATAGTAGAATTAATATTATGTGTTAATGATAGAAATAATTTATATTTGCTTTGATTAACCGAATAAATTAATGTTATGCGTTTTAAATTCAATGGGGAAATAATAGAAGCATATAGCCCCGAACCAGTAAGAAACACAATTAAAGACGTTGATAAAGGTTTATATACACTATCAACTAGGAATGCAATTAAATTAAGCAACTACGTCAAAGAGCAACTTGGCGTTGAACTTGGTGATAAGGTAGCTTATCTGAAGTATGATAAACATATTTTTCTCTACAAAACAGATAGTGACGACCCCTTAGGTTATCCATTAACAAAACTTGGTTTAAATAAAAGTTTTTCACGTCTTAATCATTCCCAGTTATGGACTGAGTTAGGAGGTAATGAAAAGTATCTCAACAAGTTTGAATTGGGCGACGCACTCGAAGACCTTGACGAAAAAAACAAACCTACGGGGCGTGTAGCATTTCCAGTCATTTTTATCAAAAAAGAAAATAAACAGGCATCAGCTAAAAAAAAATAACATACATACCAATTATAAATTTATGGAATTAAAATACTACCATTATACACCAGCTATCAGAATTGAAGAAATTGTTAAAAGTGGACAAATCAATTTAGCTACTGCATCAGTTGCTAGCCCGAAAGAAAAAGCATGCGCTTGGGTATCAACTAATGAAAATTTTGAACCGACGGCAATAAAAGGTAAGATGGATGAAAACGGGGTATATACTCCATTAACATTTGATGAGCAAATTGAAGTATTCGGATTAGCAAGAATTCAAGTTAGACCAATTGGTCTAACTAATTGGGGAAAGATAAAACATCTTGCAAATATGAATTTAAGATTTGCTAAGGAAATGGAGAATAGCGGTATTAAAATGGGCGGTAATCCAAAAGAGTGGTTTGGAAGTCTTGAACCTATAACGAGAGAAAACTGGATTAAGGCAGAGGTTTATAATAATGGTGAATGGATTGATTATCCAATGTATATTGAAAGTGAAAAAGAAAAAGAAATTAGAGAAGCTGGTTTAAGAATTATTTGTATTGTGTTTACAGAGGTTGAAAATCCGTATACAAGTTTAGTTCTGTTAACTAATGATGAAGTAGAATATTTGAAGCAAATCGCTGAGGAAAATATGAAAAATAATATAATGGGTAATGGTTACTATTGCATGTGGGTTGAGTCAAATCTTGAACACGATTTGTCGGGAATAGATTTTAAAGAGCGTGGTGTATTGAGTGAAGAACAATTTAACCAAATATTAAAAAGAAAATTAGACCATCAACAGGCAAACTCAGCGCAGTAAATTAACCAAACAGTAAAACAATTAACCCCGTTTCATTCACATGAACGGGGTTTTTTTATTAGTTTGAACCAAAGAATGAACGCAGGGCTTCAAAAAATGTTATCTGCTTTTGTTGTCTCGTTGGGTAAGCGTGGTCTGCTTGAATCTCAGCAATTAAAATATCTCGGCTTTTGCCCTCGAATATTCGGCAAGCTACAAGCGCACCTTTGATGTATTTGTTCTCGATGCAGTTGTTGTTTTTAAATTTGTATTTGTAAACAATATCAGGTTCAAATGACATTGTTATCATATTCTTGTAATATCTGATTAAGATAGTTTTGTCATATTCATTTTTGACATAGGTTACTAATTGGTTTTGGTTAAATCTTCTTTTGGTCATTTGACATCTTAAAATTCTATTTTTTGTTATTTGGTGGTTGCAATAGCGTTAATCTCGTTTTCTTCATTGGATAGAAAGAAATCAAAAAAGTATTGGTTTTTATTATCGGCACATTCCTTTTTGAATTCGGGGCTGACCAAGTGCCAGCGGTCTTGGTATTCAATAGGAACAATTACCTTAGTTCCATTATTTAATTCAAAAAATGTTTGTTCCTGTTCTTCGGTTTCGTTGGTATCATCATCACAATCATCGTCAATACTAAAAGGTTCTTCAATATCTTGTTTTGGTTCGCTTTCGGTTTCAAGCAGATTACCAGATTCGCCAGTAAAATTTTCGTTAACTGGTTCATTTGGTTCTTGCTCAGGTTCGCTTTCAATAATTGGTGTTTCAATCTCAGGCATTGGGATTGGTTTTGTTTCAGCGTTTGGTTTCAAATCTTGGTTAACAAAATCAAATAGTTTGATTTCATCGATAACCATTTCTTTTGAGTTTATCCATTTACCATACTCGTTGAAGCGACTCGTTTCTTGTGAATTGAAAAAGGGTAATTTGTTCAGATTGGTAACTACTCTTTTGATTTGTGATACTGATATACCCAGCTCTTGAGCCAGCATCGCATTGGATAGATTACATTTTAAATCGTTGGATTGCCAGTTTAGGACTCTAGCGATTATTAGTTTTTCTATAGCATTTAATTTGGTTGATGCTAAGATTAAAGGGAAGTTTTTTGTGAATGTTAATTCTTTGTTTTTTGAAAATACTGATTTCATTTAATTGTTAATACTGTCTTTTGTTATCTGTTTTTTTGGTGGGTTAACAGAACCAGCGGTTGCAAACCCGCTGGAAACCCAAATTTTTAAAAGTTGATTCTTTATATTAAATATCGTGCTTTTTGAAAAAAAATAAATATTATTTTTCGAAAACGACCATTTTCATAAAAATACGACGAAATTTCAAGGTAACCAATCTTTGGTTGTAAGAATTTTGTTGAAGTTGGATAGGTTCGGAATCAATACGGGGTAGGTTCATATTTGCTACGGGGTAGGTTCAGAATCGAGATGAGGTAGGTTCATATTTGCTATGGGGTAGGTTCAAATTCGATACGGGGTAGGTTCAGAATCGAGCCTTCATTAGTAGATAATGATTAGATAATAAATAAGATAAATAATAAAGAATGAATAAAACAATAGAAGATAATAAAAATAATGAAACTAATAAGTTAACTAATTGGTGTAATTTTATTTTTGACTTATTTTTCACTTTGATTAAAATATCTATCAACTCAAAGAAATAAAAAACTATACCAACGATATTGGCGAAGCCCAAAACAAAAGCACAAAGAATATAAACAATACACCAACAGTTAAGCAGGGCGAAGCCAACCCAATTGCCCTACGGGAACAAGTGCCAGCCAAAACATCAAATAAACCATTTTAAAGCAAAATAAGTTGAAAAACACAAAGGATACCAACTAACACAAAGTAGGTCTTAAAACACTCCAATTGAAGTATTGAGCCATTTACTTTAATCCATAGTGGAAGCATATTTATTTCAAAAATAAATATGTTAAACAACTTCAACGTTCTTAGTTTATTTGATGGAATCAGCTGTACCCAATTAGCGCTAAACAAAGCAGGAATAAACTACACCAACTATTACGCAAGTGAGATTGATAAAAACGCAATCCAAGTAACACAAAACAACTATCCCAACACAATCCAATTGGGTGACATCACCAAGATAAATACAATTGAATTGCCAGGAATCTCTTTGCTGGTTGGTGGGTCTCCTTGTCAGAATCTAAGCATTTCAGTAATAAACAACATCAAGCATAACGGTGGGCTTGCTGGTGCTAAATCAAAACTATTCTACGAATATCTAAGAGTATTGCAGGAAGTTAAACCAAAATATTTCTTATTTGAGAACGTCGCATCTATGACAATCACCAACCGAGATATAATAAGCGAAGCGTTGGAAGTTCAACCAATCAAAATTAATAGCAATCTGACCACTGCACAAGACCGAGAGCGTTATTACTGGTCAAATATTCCTAGCATCACCCAACCAGCAGATAGGGGCGTGGTTCTAAAAGATGTGATTGAAAGCAACGTACATGAAAAATACTATTACAGCCAATCACACACTTACAACGGTGATAATGAGAAAATCCAAGCAACATTAAATATCAACGGTCACGACATCTTAAAACGGGTTTATAATCAAAATGGAAAGTGTGGAACGCTAACGTGTGTTAGTGGCGGAAATCAGCAAAAGAAAGTATTTGATAATGGCAGGTGTAGAAAGCTTACCCCATTGGAATACGAAAGATTGCAGAATGTGCCTGATAACTACACTGCTGGTGCATCTGATACCCAAAGATATAATATGCTAGGTAATGGTTTTACTATTGATGTCATCGCTCATATTTTAGATGGTGTAAAATAGTTGGCAAAATACACCCTAATGTTCTTACAAAATAATGTAATTTTGCAGAAAACTAACAAATAATCAACTATGAGCAATTTGCCAAAAGACATGCCGACAATAAAGAATGAGTTACACAACATTATCAAACCACATATAAACTACTTGAACTTAGAGGGCTTTATTGTAATTGATGCAGATAAAAAAATACTAAAAGTAGACGGCGATGACTATTTGTATATTGATGGTAAAGATGCATTTTTCTACAATACCCAAAGTGCAAACGTTTCACTAGAACAAGCAACACACCAAACAGTAGTAGATGCTTGTAATGCTGCAATTTTGAAATATAGTATAATTGAGGACGTATGGAATAAAAATTTTGTACGTGTTAAAGATTTAAATTCTTTAAATAATGCTGAATTGAATCAAATCAAGGTCTACACAAAAGATAGCGACTTTCAACAGTCAGCTCTCGACAGTTTCATAATGAACAATACAACAATCGTCACTAAAGAAATAGTAAAAGGTGAAGACTACACCTTATTTAATTTTTAAAAATTAGTCTCAAAAAAGACCCACATGGGTCTTTTTTTGTCTTGAACCATTTTAATCTTATATCAAAATATGGAAACTAATGAAACCAAAGTATTGAAAGATTATTTGAAAGACATTTTAAGTGCAGTAGAAGCAACAAAAAAGTATCAGCCCACTTGGATAGCGCAAAACCTAAAAGCTAACCTTAATCCTAAGTTTAAAATTGGCACAGATGGTAGGGCAGAATTAGTTTTCGGTATTGATGAAACTTGTGAACTGGAACTAAATTTCAAAGATTCAGGTAAGCATCATAAACGCCACATTTTGCAAGCGTTACAAATCAAATTTGACGAGAATAACAAAGAACTAAAAGAATTGAGAAAAAGACCTAAAGGGTAACGTAATGACCTGTATGAGTGATTTAGTTACAATTCGGAACAGAAAACAACATCACCAAGCCATATCAATAAAATAATTTTGTAGCAAATAATAATACTATGAAAGATGAAAAATATAGCTTTAATGCAGTAGTTACAAGTTTTGAAAGAATGGTTTATTTGCTCGAATGCAAAAGTCGGATTGATGTGATATTTCACGCTGGCGTAATTCCACATGACAAAAACGAGCTGGATAAATTGATAGACCAATACAAAGACAACGTTACCAAATATGTTGTTGATGGTGAAGATGTTTTTTATTTGAAATTTGGTGTTACTGAGTATTATACAAGCAATCGGTTTTTCGGATTTCCAATGTCAGGACTGAAAGAACAGGTTTTAAATCAAATCAATCCATCACCGTTAACAGGCGAAACGGGAGCTCAAATTATAGCACGTTTACTATCTAGATGGTACGATTCACACTGATATATTTCAAGGTTTTTCATATTTCATTTAACATTTTTGCATAATTTACTTGCAAGGTGCACGGGAGTTTGTATATTTGCAAAGTATATTTTATATACATTTGGAAAATCTCTAAATGGCTATAAATAAGAAACGTAACCTAAAAAAGATTACGTCTCAAAAGAAATTAATTAAAGAATTTTATTCTAATCCATTCAATAATGATGGCCGTCATTATTTCGATTAGAATGTCTTTGAACTTTTTTTCATCTTCACTTTTCATTGTGATGGTGGTTTAAGTTTTTTACAAAGTTTGTGAAAGCGACCTTCACTGGTCTTAAATGATTTTTGAGTTGTTTTCATAATCTTGATTTTAAAGTTTTAAATTAGCCCTCTTGTAATTGCAAGCAGGGCTTTCTTGTTTGAAGACAAATTTAATCTATTCTCAAATTTCACGCAAGCCTTCAAATCTTGTAAAGTGCCGTACTTATTAACATTTTGTATATAAAATATACATTGATTTTTCATATTTAACAGATTTTTTGTTATCAATGTGGTATAATATTATATCTAAAATGGGGGCGTTTGTATCAGCTTACAGTGCACACACATTTGATGTTAATAACTTTCGTACTTTTTTAGAATATTTTTTTTTCTTCACCCATTTTTTTACTTTTTTACATCTCTTATCTATAATATTTATCGTCACATTATAGGTAATCGATTTAAACCCTTATAAACAAACGCTTTAATTTTTTCGGCTGGAATATCCACATGTAAAAGAACGTTTCTTTTGTATGCTTTAAAATACCAATTCAAAGCATACTTTGGGAACGCCAGTAAAACCGTTAAAATGACGAGTTAATAAAGTGGTAAAATGTAATCAAATTAGGGTTTACCCTATTACGATATAGAAATTATTTATATATTTGTGTTAATATAAAGAGTTAATATTTAAAGTTATGATAGCTAAGTATATTAGAATTTCGGATAAGAGCCAGCATATAGAGCGTCAAGTTAATGATAATGATAAATTATATGTTGATATAGTTAGTGGTAAGACCAAGTTTAAAGACCGACCGCAAGCCCAGCAGTTAATGCAGGACATTGAAGCGGGTTTAATTACGCAAGTGTCTTGCCACGAGGTTTCAAGATTGGGAAGAGATTTATTAGATGTGATTACCACCATAACTTACATGACCGAAAAGGGCGTTAATATCTACGTGCATAATATTGGAATGTATTCGCTTATTGATGGAAAAGAGAACCCCGCATTTACAATGGTTGTAACAGTGCTAGTGAATATATCGGTGCAGGAAATTCAGACGCTACGTGAGCGTCAAGCCGAAGGGATTCGTCTCGCAAAAGAGCAAAATCGGTACAAAGGGCGTGAGAAGGGTTCGAAGTTTACACCGTCAGAACTTTGCGCAAAACACCCCGATATTATCAAGTATCTACAGCGTAATCAAAAGGAGAAAGGTAGAGGTGTTTCGGTACGTGACATTGCCAAGATAACCAAGAAGAACCCAAGCACCGTACAGCGTGTTAGTGCGGCATTCAAAGAGCTTGGCGGTAAGTTCTTTTATAATAAGCTGGTTGACCCATTCGCAATGTAA